ATATAATAGTTAGAATAGGAGAAAAAACATGGCTATATCACGAGGACAACTAGTTAAAGAACTAGAACCAGGCCTGAATGCACTATTCGGACTGGAATATAAACGTTATGAGAATCAGCATGCTGAGATCTACACAACAGAAACTTCAGACAGAGCGTTTGAAGAAGAAGTTATGTTATCTGGTTTTGCTAATGCTGCAGTTAAACCTGAAGGTTCTGGCGTAACTTTTGACAATGCTCAAGAGACTTACACAGCTAGATACACTATGGAAACTGTTGCGCTTGCGTTCGCAATCACTGAAGAAGCGATTGAGGACAACTTGTATGATAGACTTGCGTCTAGATATACAAAAGCGCTAGCTAGATCTATGGCGAATACTAAACAAATCAAATCAGTAAATCCACTGATCAATGGTTTCGGAGGTGGTTTCACTTCTGGAGATGGAAGCAACTTGTTTGCAACTACTCACCCAACGATCGCTGGAACTGTGTCAAATACTTTGGCTACACAGGCTGACCTTAACGAAACTTCATTGGAGCAGTCTTTAATTGACATCGCTGCAATGACTGACGAAAGAGGTCTTAAAATTGCTGCTAGAGGAATGAAAATGATCGTTCCTTCTGAGCTTCAATTCCAAGCTGAAAGACTTATGAAGTCTCAAGGTAGAACTGGTACTGCTGATAACGATATCAATGCAATCGTTTCTATGGGAATGGTTCCTCAAGGTTACAGAGTGAACAATTTCTTAACTGATCCTAATGCGTACTTCTTCATTACTGATGTTCCTAACGGAATGAAGTATTTTGAAAGAACACCTATTAGAACAGCAATGGAAGGTGATTTTGATACTGGAAACGTAAGATACAAAGCTAGAGAAAGATACAGATTCGGTGTATCTGACTATAGAGGTATCTTCGGATCTTCAGGAGCAAGTTAATCGTAATTTTTTGTGGCGGGACATAGTCTCGCCACAATTAACTGATAGAAAGAATAATGGTAAAATTTTTAGTAAATATCTGGGCGTATGATCATCACGCTATATTTAATGTTATGGCTAATGATAACCCAGCCTCACTAGAACAAGCTATACTTGACAAGTTGGGAGAAAAAAGTATAGTTTGGGAATATCTTGGAAACTCTTATAGTGACAGGATGAACAGAATAACCTATGAGGAGGTTATAGATGGAAAAAATGATGCAACACTTACAGGACCTTTACCAACAAAAGAGGGGTCTAGATCTACAGTGGGAGCAAGAGCATCTTAAAGAGGGTAGATATACTCTCGATATGGTTAAGATAGATCGAAAAGTTCGAGATGTTTTAAGTCATATTAAGATGGCAGAGGCGCAAAGAGAACATATGCGTAATAAAGTTGAAGACTCTGCTCCGCAAGTTTCCGTAGCTACTTAAACAAAAAGCTACATCGTTGGAAAAATTCACTCCACACTACAGGCTCTCTTGCACTCTACTAAAAACTAGTGTATAAAAAACTCACTGTATAATTTAATTAGTTTACATAGACGCATACAGTCGACGGCCTAGAGACTATGTAAACGGAAACTAGGAGAATAATACTATGGCAAATACAACTTTTTCAGGACCGGTCATTTCTAAAAATGGCTTTATAAATACAGGCCCTGGAGTAACAAAAGCAATTAATTCTACTGGCTTAGGTGCAGCTGGCTTACCGCTAACTGTAAATGCTCATGCTGGAAGAATTTTAATTTCACAAGACGCAGATGGTATCTACAAGTTACCAAGCATTAACACTAATGCTAATGGAGCAACAGCAGGTGATACTGATTATAATAACCTAAATAACGTTGGTGCTACATTTATGTTTTACATAGATACACTAGCAACTGATGTTCAAATCATAACTGATGGTGTGGATAAATTCACAGGTGCAGCTATGATTGCAGTGAATGATGGAGCTAAAAAAGCTTTCTTCCCTGCAGCAGCAAATGATGTTCTTTCTATGAATGGAACAACAACTGGTGGAATCGTAGGTTCAGTAATTACAGTTACTGCTTTAGAAGCAGCTCAATACTTGGTACACAATACTTTGATCTTAGGATCAGGAACTATTGTTACACCATTTAGCGATACGTAATAAATAATTAGTGTGGGGCTTCGGCCCCACATATAAATTTTAAGGAGATAAAATTATGTCAACATTTGGATCAGCAATTGATGGAGTTGCAACTAACGTAACTACTGAAACTAAAACTATTCAAACTGGAAGAACTAGAGTATATGGAGTCCATGTATCTGGTCCTAACCAAGCTGGAGTCTTAGATCTTAAAGACGATACAGTTTCAAAAGTAAAAATAAATAAAGGTGCTCATATTCATGATATGACAGTAAATTTTCCTGTACCGATTTTATTTAAAACTTCAGTGGTTTCAGGTTTTACTACAGAGCAGATTACAGCTATTACTGTTTTTCATAGCGGCGGAAGTAACTCGTAGGAGGCAACTTGGCTTTTTCAGGCACAACTACATTCGAGAAAACATTCTCGATCGATGATATTATAACTGAGGCTTTTGAAAGATTAGGTTTCTTTGATTACTCAGGTAATGATCTGCGTTCAGCTAGAAGATCATTAAATATAATGCTTCAAGAATGGGATAATAGAGGTATTCATTTTTGGCAAGTTAGAGAACATGCTTTTAGTTTAGTTAATGGTCAAACTGAATATGTAATTTATAGATCACCAAGTGATGGTGCTTCTGATGGAATTACCACTACTTTAACTTCTGCAATAAATGCTACAGTTACAACTATTCCAGTTGCTTCTGTGGCCCAGATGCCTGCTTCAGGTAAAATAAAAATCAATAATGAAATAATGCAGTACAGCTCTATTTCAGGTAATAATTTAATTTTGTCAGCTGTGACTGATAGAGGAATTGATGATACAACAGCTGCTTCTCATGCACAAAATGATTCAGTAAATAATTTTGTAAACATGGCTTCTGATCTTTTAGAATCTAGTTATAGAACTGCTGCAAACGTAGATTCACCTTTATCTAAAGTAAACAGATCACAGTATTCAGCATTTTCAAATAAGACTGCTACAGGACAACCTTCTCAATATTGGGTACAAAGATTTATAGATAGAGTAACAGTTACTTTATATTTAACTCCAGGCACTTCTCAAGTTGGAGATTATATTTTCTTTTATTATTTACAAAGATTACAAGATGCAGGTAAATATACAAACGAAGCAGATGTAGTTAATAGATTTGTACCTTGTATGTGTGCAGGTCTTGCTTATTATGTATCTCAAAAGAAAGCGCCTCAACGAACACAAGAAATGAAATTACTTTACGAAGATGAATTACAAAGAGCATTAGCTGAAGATGGTTCTTCTTCTAGTGTTTACATATCACCTAAAACTTATTATCCGGAGATCTAATGGCAAAGTTTGCAAAAGGGAAACACGCTTTAGCAATCTCTGATCGAAGCGGGCTAGCTTTTCCGTGGAGAGAAATGGTTACAGAATGGAATGGACAGTTTGTACATTACTCAGAGTTTGAACGTAAGCAACCACAGTTAGAACCAAAACCATTTGTTGCTGATCCACAAGGTTTAGAAACTGCTAGACCTGCAAGAACAGAATTTGGAACTACAGATTTTTTACCCGAGAATCCATTTACAACAGGTTCAAGTTCAACTTTAGTAACTGTATCAGAACCAAATAGTGCAAGAGTAGATAATGACATTGTAAGATTTCAAGCAGTTAAGTCTCAAACTGTTGGTGGTGTAGCAAAATCTACATTAGAACTAACTACAACTCTAGCTTCAAACATAACTGCAACTGACACAACTATTTCTTTAACAGATGCTTCAGCTTTTCCTACAGCAGGATTTTTTATGATTGAAAAAGTAGATGTATCAGATGATGGAGATTCTTATTTTAACAATGAAGTTATTCAATACTCTGGAAAATCAAGTAATGATTTAACAGGATGTGTAAGAGGAACTAACTCACAATTTAGAGGAGTCTTACCTAAAAACACAACTGCTAGCGCTCATAATTCAGGTGCAATTATTGTTGGTGGTTATTCAATAACTATGATACAAACAACTCAACAACAAGCAGGGCAACCTTCTACAATAACTTTAGAAAATAGTTATACATTTAACTTGGTTTCAAATGCTTCGAGTACAGAAACAGGAGGAGGTATTCAAGTCTTAGCTGGACCATTGGATACTAAACAAGGATGACATACGACGAATTAAAAACAAAAATCAGAGACTATACAGAAGTTGGATCAACAGTATTATCTGACACTATTTTAAATGGTATTATTCTTGATGCTGAATTTAGAATATTTAGAGATATAGATTCTGATAACAACAGAAGATATGCAACAGCAAATTTAATAGCTTCTACAAGATTTATTGACGCTCCTACAGATGCTTTAATTATTAGGTCTGCTCAAATTGTAGACTCTGAGTTAGCTGATGGAAATACAAATCAAGACAGAGAATTTCTACAATGGAGAGATACTAGTTTTATGTCTGAATTTAATCCAACTGCTGTGACTGGTGTACCAAAATATTATAGCTGGTGGGACAAAAATAGAATTATCGTAGCTCCTACACCTGATCAAACTTATATAATTCAGTTAAATTATATCTTGAAAGATCCCGGATTATCGAGTACAAATACAACAACATATATAAGTACAAACTTTCCCAATGGACTTCTATATGCATGCCTTGTCGAGGCTTATGGTTTTCTAAAAGGGCCACAAGACCTCTTGCAATTATACGAACAAAAGTATAAACAAGTGGTAGAAGGCTTCTCTATTGAACAAATGGGAAGAAGAAGACGAGACGAATATCAAAGTGGTGTTCCTCGTATAGGTAAATAGGAGAATAAATTATGGCTATAACACAAGCAATTGCAAACAACTTTAAAAAATTATTACTAGAGGGTGATTCTAATTTTTCAAACTCAAGTGGTGATAAATATAAGTTACCTCTTTATACTTCTTCAGCTACTCTTAACTCAGCAACCACTTCTCTAATAACTAGTTCACCAACTCACGAAGTTACATCAGCTAATTATTCAGCTGGTGGTGGTGCACTTGTTAACGCGCCAACTTCTTTAACAGCTGGTGTTGCAAGAGCAGATTTTGTTGACCTG